CTTCTAAATTACATGTTCAAAGATAAAGTTGTCTTGGTTTCACCTGTGAGCATGCATACACATTTTGGTATGAGGCATCTAAACTATGAGGAGCGTAAGGAAAGAACGGTATCTATTGCGAGTAAGTATATTTCTGGAGAAATACCTTACGAAAGGAAGCATGATATTGCCGACGCACTTTGTATGATAATTTATTATAACTTTAAGGTGTCAGTTCATTTTTTTGACAAATTTAGGTTTGAGCCTTCTCGGCTCTAATAATTTCTAGGGTATTTGCCACCGACTCCAATGCTTCAAACATCGTAGCCGCACTACGGTTCTTACAACAATTTCTAATTTTTTGAATATTGTATTCAAAAGAATTCTTTTCTTGTTCCTTTCTCTTTTCAATTGATTTTATCAATTCTTGAAGTCTTTCAATTTCTGAATCAATCTTTTGAGTAATAACATCAATTGCTTCATCCATCTTAACAATTTCATTTTCAAACCAATCTAAGTGTCTCATGAGAAGATCCCTCTTGACGGCAGACTTTGTTCTTTCCATCTGCTTTTCAATTCTCTCAGTCTTCTCATCAATAATGCTAATGTTACTCAAATATTTTTCATGATGGTATTCCTTCGATTGCTCGAGGGCTTGAATTTGTTGCTTGAGTTCAACGATTGTTGTGTCCATGGATTATTTCTAACATATCATCATCCCAAAACTTTATACCGAGCATTCGTTCATGATAGTCTATGATCAATTTTAAAGCTTTTGATCTTAGACCACCAGTTAGTTTGTCTTTAATGTCCGTACCCTTGTAGAAGGCATACTCTTTCTTGAGTCTCTCTAATTCTTCTTCGCGCCAATTTGACATTTTACTTTGGAATTTTACCTGACATCATCAATCTTAGGTCATCAATAAACGTATCGAATCGACCAAGTCTATATTGAACAAGAGCCCAAAGCATGAAAAATACCGTTTTTGTGAGGTTATTTACGTCATTATCTTCCATCTTGTAGATTGGACTGACCACTCTATGCATAAAAGTTTCTTCTTTTTCCTGACCCGTCACATACATTTCCGCCTGCGTCAAAGCACATGTGTCGTCATTCACTGACCAATGATAGAACAAGAATGGGATAAGTATGGAGTAAAACTCTAAGTTTCTCACGTCATTTGTGAAAGGAACTACGAGAATGGCAATGAGGAAAAAAAGATGAATCCAGAATATTATGTTCATCTATTATAACATGAGCGAAGAAATTTTTGACGACCAAATGATCAAACAAAAGGAGCTCGAGCACCGACGAGACAGTTGGAATGAACAACATGAAACTATATTGAGACAGTGGGGTGAGGCGTCTGGGTGCTACAGATACATGCACCACAGGGCGTTCCTTATGTACAAAAAATTGAGTATGCGTTTTACTTTGCCTGTCATTGTGCTATCAACTTTGACTGGTACCGCTAACTTTGCTCAAGAACAATTTCCAGAATCCGTGAGAGGTATGGTTCCATCTGTGATTGGTGGTCTCAACCTTATTGCTGGTCTCGTTGCGACAATTATGCAATTCTTGAAGATCAATGAGTTGATGGAGAACCACAAGGCGGCGGCTCTCTCATATGGTCTCCTTTCTAGAAATATTAGACTTACACTCTCCCTCGCCCGCGAAGAGCGTAATCAAGATGGTTTGGACTTTGTAAATAACTGTAAGACTGAATATGATCGTCTCATTGAGCAATCACCAACAGTCCCTGCGGTTATTTTGGCGGACTTTGAGAAGGAATATCCACTTGACAATATGTTCACTAAGCCAGAAATCCTAGATGTCAGAGCAATTCCCAAGTTGAGATTGCCCGGTTTTACAAATATTCCATCAAGAAGAGGTTCAAGTGTCGTAGGTGAAGTGACAAAAAAAGGTCCTCTTGGTGGAATTGGAGATCTCATAAAGTCAAAAGACGAATACAATGAGAAACTTAAGATCCTTGACGAGATGCAGTCTGAACTAGATGAGGAGGAAGAACTTAAATCAGTGGTCTCTGAAGAACCGATAGACGTCGAGCAAGGTACACAAGAAGAATAAACATTGCAACATTAGTTAAAACAGTGCAAGCAACATATGGTAAAATTTTCCTTCTTAAAGGTTTTACGATACGTTCATGTAGTGCGTCATTTTCAAGCACCAAATCTATGGCTTGATTAGTAAGGTCGTCAATGGATTCCTTCATTAAAATAGTTGAACAAAAAAAAGTTGAGCCTGTTACCACAATTCACACAAAACAAATAGAATTATTGAAAAAATATTTAGCTGAATGCAAAAATGTATTTATTTGTGGTTCTAGTGGAGTTGGAAAAACTTATATATTAGAGTCGGTCCTAAACGAATCAAACAGTATTGAGATACAAAAAGAACATCTCAAAAGTAAATCACCCTTTTTAACTTTTATTAAAGGTGCTGCAAAACACACATTCATTGAAGATTATGATTCAGATTTTAAAAGTATAATTGAAACTGTGTCAGATGGCAAAAAGGTATCAAGAGGATCTATGGTTGTTACATCAACAGCCATGTGTATGTTTCCAAACTTTGAGACAATTTTCGTCCCGAAACATAAACCCGAAATTTTATTAAAACTTGTAGAAGATCAGTCATCAAAAAATGAAAATGCGGCAATTAGATCAGATGGAAATATTAGAACATTTTTTTCATACATCGAAGGTCATGATGAAAAAGATTTGTTTAAAACACCAAAAGAATACATACACAGTATTCTATGTGATTCAAACCCATTAGATATACCATCTTCTATTCAAGAACACGGTCACGTATGGGATATTTTTCAGGAAAATTACCTAGATTCTAAAGGTGTTGATGTAACTAAAGCAGTACAGGGATTTTCCATGGCTGATGTATATGACACACAAATGTATTCTTCGGGAGACTGGGAACTAATGCCATACTTCATCATTGAAGCCGTTTCAGTACCTAAATCATCTTTGGGAAAACCATTGATAAGAGATAAAATTAGACCAGGTAGTTGTTGGACAAAGTATGGTAATTACAAAATGAGAAATCAAAAATATAGGGACATTCAAAAACGTTGTGGTACACAATTGGGAATAGAAGATCTCTGTTTACTCAAGAAATATGCCGAAAATGGAAACACAGAACCAATGCTAGAATATGGTTTAACCCCACAAGACTTTGATGTCATGAATCATCTCGCGATCGCAAGTAAGTTAAAACAAAGAGACGTTACGAGAGTAAAGAAAGCATTGAAAAATGCCATCGCAGAAAGAAGTTGAGAAGATCTTTGAAACAATTTTGGGTGGAGCTTTGGAAAATAAAGGTCCAAAGGTTCTCGGGGAAGAAGAAGAACCCGAAGTTACTAAGACCATTGGTAACGAAATTCATTTCTATGGCGAGATTACTCCCGAGAACACCCTTGAGTTCGTGGAAAGCTTTCGAAAGTTGGAGACACACCTTCTCAAACAAAAGGCTGATCTCATTGGTTATGAACCAGAAATTCGCATTCACATCATGAGTGAAGGTGGAGACATGTTCTCTGGCTTCACTCTCAAGAATGTTCTTGAAAAGTCTCGTGTCAAGGTCGTAACCATTGCTCAAGGTGCCTGTTGCTCCGCGGCTACTTTCATGTTTTTGGGTGGATCAGAACGTCGCATGGGCGAGAATGCCTACCTTTTGATTCACCAACTGTCCACAGACTTCTGGGGTAAGTACCAAGATCTCAAGAATGAGATGAAGAGTTGTGACAAGTTTATGGAAGCCCTCAAGAAGATGTACATGGCTAAGACTGATATTCCAGAAAAGAAGTTCAAGAAACTCATGAAGAAGGATCTCTTTTTGCCGGCATCAAAGTGTCTAAAGTATAAGATTGCTCACGCGATTGACTAATAGTTACGTAGCGATTGTAAAGACCAAGTAAGCATAATATAATAAAAATTATTGCAAATGTATTTGCGTTCATAGGAATACTTGTGCGCTCCGGTGGCCTAAGTCGCTCCATTCTACCATAATTTACAACTGGAAGTGAAGACATCTATTTAAAGTTGAGAAATTAATTAAAAGTATAATGGAACGCCTTATCCGCGAAAGCAAAAATGGACAACAAAGATTTACAGACATCCATGTAGAAGACCTTGGAGATGGGACTGCTGATATCGTAAAGACAACCGGGGTTGTTGGGAGTGACAAGACTATTGTTTCTCGAACAAATGTGAAGACTGGTTATGAGAAGGCCCTGTCTCGCGCTCAAACTATGTGGAACAATGAAAAGATTAAGATTGATCAAGTGTTGCCCATGTTAGCCAACAAGTGGGAAGATCGTGAAAAGTATATCTCCGAACCATTTTATGTTCAACCCAAATTGGATGGTGTGCGCCTCCTCGTGTCAAAGAGTGGGTGCTTCTCAAGAACTGGTAAACCTGTCGCGGGAGTTGAACACTTGGCAGAAAAGTTGGGAGACACTGAATGGTTGGATGGAGAGTGCTACGCACCGGGTATGACTTTTGAAGATCTCACGAGTACCTTCAAGATGAATCCCAAAAGTTTGGAGTTTCATGGATTTGACTACTTTGATACAGAGAGACCAGATCTCCCCTTTGCGGAAAGACAAAGGATACTCAAGGACAAGACGCCAACTGTCGTGGATACATTCCTTGTTCCAAAGAAGTCTCAAATGTCAAAGTATCACCAGCAATTTGTTGAACAGGGTCATGAAGGTATTATGATCCGAGAAGCTACAAGCACATATGAAATTGGAAAGCGGAGTAACTACCTCCTCAAGTTTAAGGAGTTCCAAACCGAAGAGTATGAAATTGTGGGTGCTAAAACGGGTCACGGAAGGGATGCGGATGCCGTTGTATGGGTGTGTAAGACGGCGTCTGGTCACGAATTCACTGTGAAACCTGAAGGTACTATCAAGGAGCGGGAGAGATACTATAGTGAGAGAGGCCAATATATCGGTAAGCAACTCACAGTTCGTTTCCAAAACTTGACAGCACTTGGCGTGCCTCGTTTTCCAGTGGGTGTGACGATTAGAGATTATGAATAATGTCAGCACACATAAATGAACACCAGGATCGCAATTGACATGGATGAAGTACTCGTAAACCTACTTGAACCTATGGCCAAATGGCGAGGTGTTGCATTACCAACAAAACCAAAATACAAATACCTGTACAGAGAAATTTTCAATTGTACAGAAGAACAATCTCAAGAAATCCTTCACAAGTTCTATCGTTCCAAAGACTTCCTCTACCTCAAACCAATCGGAGGTTCTCAGCCAGCCATGCAAAACTATCGCCGTATCTTTGACAAAATGTACATAGTCACTGGTCGTCAAGATGCTGTCCGCGAAACAACCGAACTCTGGCTTGACCGCTATTTTCCGGGTATTTTTGATGATGTAATTCTCACAAATAGTTTCACTGAAAATGAAATTAAAAAGGTTGATATCTGTCGCGCGCTCAACATTGGTCTCATCATTGACGACAGCATTGATACCTGTAATGAATGTATTGAATCCGGTATGGAAGCCATAAACTTCATTGGTGATGATGTTTATCCATGGTGTGAACCAAACGAGATAAGCATGCGAGGTTGGAAACGAAATACAGATAAAGTTATAGAGGTATAAGACTGTAGAGAAAAGATGTCTTCTTACGGTCTCATTGGACTTGGTGCTATCGGGCAAAACTTAGCCCTCAACATTCAAAGAAAAACGGATATTCATGTCTATAACAGAACTCCCGAAAAGGTTGGTGAACTCATGAAGAAAGGTTTGGGTATTCGGGGTCACGACAACATCTGTGGAATGCTTTCACAAATGGAAAAACCAAGAACAATCATTACAACTCTCCCGTCGGGTGAAACGAGTGACTACGTCATCAAGCATATGCTGAAGACACTTAGCCCACTTGATACCATCATTGACTGTTCCAATGAGTACTATAGAACATCAAGAACTCGTGGCGCATACCTCGCCGCTCGGGGTGTTCGCTACATTGGCGCTGGTCTCTCTGGCGGTGCCAAAGGTGCGCTCCACGGCCCATCTTTGATGCTTGGTTGTACGAGACGAGCATATGAAAACAACAAGGATTTCCTTGAAGTCTTTTGTAAAAATGTGACATACATGGGTAATGACTTTGGTCACGGTCACTACACAAAGATGGTTCATAATGGTGTGGAGTACGGTATGCTTCAAGGTATGGCTGATGTCTATTCATATTGTAATCAAGATCAACAAGCTATGTTGGACATCATGAATGATGCCTATGGTAGTGATATTGATGGATTTCTTACAAACTCCGCCATTGATGTCCTCAAAAAGTATGAAATCCATAAGATCTCGGATATTGCCCAAATGAATGAAACTGGGCGATGGTGTGCACAAGTTGGCTTGGAATATGATATTCCAACACCAATGATCAATTCAGCTCTCAATGCTCGCATGACCAGTGCATATACAAAGTGTCTGGATACAAGACAAAAGACGAATATCTTCTGTGATAGACTTGTGGCTCTGAACACACTTCGTTTTGTTTTTGCGAGTTCTCTCGTTGAAGGCTACGATCTCATGGGTACAAGAAACATCAAAAAGAACCGCATTGAAAAGGCTTGGTCAAAGGGTACAATCATTGAATGTCTTATGGTGGGTGCTGATTTGTATGAAATCATGGAAGAAACCGCTGACGATGCGCGTACATTTGTTATGCATTGTGCGATGTCTCACATTCCATGCCCAGCAGTTCAAACTGCTCTGAACCAATTTGATTTCAAGCGCCAAAGACGAACCTCAATGAACTTTTTGATGGCTCAAAGAAATCATTTCGGACAACACAAAATTTATGAAGCATAATTCAATTAAAAAATAGATAAGTATTTTTACAAATATGCAATCATATGCCTTTGATACCATTTTTGTTTATGATAACGTATTAACAAATGCAGAATGTAATGAAATTATCACGAATATAAATAATTTACCACTTAAAAAAATGGAATATAACAATGGAAACAATGTGTTATGTTCAGAAATATTCGTAAATGAAATTAAAAATGATCAAAAAAGACGAGAAATAGATGACAAAATTTACAAATGCGTTGGTAAAATTATACAAAATATAAAAAATGATAAAAATGTTGTGTGTAGGGGTGATACGGGATACGAACTTAGAAAAATTACAGGTGCAACTAGAGGACATGTGGATGGTACTATATCACATTTTGAAAATTACATAAAAGAAAACAAAGAGATCCCAAACAATCAAGTAAGAAATATGTCGGTGATTATAGCTCTAAACAGTGATTACGAAGGGGGTGAATTTTGTTTTCCAACATACGATGTAAAAATAAAACTCAATAAAGGACAGGCAATAGCTTTTCCTCCATATTGGACACACCCCCATTACACAAACGATTTAAAAAATGACACATATAGATACACAATAACAACGTGGCTTACAGAATAATTTTAATATTTGAAATATTTAAATGTATCTCTTGTTATGTAAACCTATTATAATTGTACCTCAAAACATACTGAGTGCCAGAGAATGTCGTGTCGTACATGTAAAACCTACACAAAATGAAAGAATTGCAGAAGTTGAGGTTTTAGATGCACCACCAATAAATATCGATACACTAGAAATTTACACAGAATATTATAACTAAGTTAAAGATTTATAGTTATCATATTTTATATGAATGTGATTATATCCGGTCGTGAAACAGAAGCGTGGTTAGCTGCTCTACATTCAAAACGTTTCAATCCAGATGCTAATGTCACAGTTGTATATGATGATAAAACGCCGCTTATAAGTTCAGGTGAAAGTACTACAGCCAATTTTACACATTTTATGGAAGATGTTCTTGATATTAAAATTGGAGATTTAGTAAAAAATTGTGAAGCCACTATAAAATATTCTACAAAATTTACAAACTGGAAAGGTGATAATACTTATTACCATCACGCATTCACAACCCCTCATCTGAATATGATGAAAGATTATTTTAACGCGGCAACATTTAAAGTGAATGTAGACAGGGTTGATAAAGGTGCTATGTTAGCTAGAACAAATAAAGTTGCAATTCCTATTAAAGAATCTGATAAGGATATATACGAATATGTAAATAATGCACTACATTTTAACACTAAAAAAATGGCGGAGTATTTACAAAAAGTTGGTGTAAGTCGTGGTATTAAAGTTGTAATTGGTAAAATAGAAGATGTTTTACTTGACAACGATGGTTATGTTACAGAAATTATTTTAGATACAAACCAAAAACTTAAAACGGATTTTGTATTCGATTGTACGGATTCTTCTAGATTTTTTGTTAACAAAATATACAAATCACCCATAAATTCATATGAAAAAATGCTCCCAGTTAAAAAAATCATACATTTTTTTATAAATAAAACTGGAATAACACCACCATTTACAGAAGCTATTGCAATGAAATATGGATGGATGTGGAAAATACCAATTGGTAAAAAATATAGCTGTGGTTATGCATTTGATTCTGATCTTGTAAGTGATGAAGAAGCATACGACGAGATCTGCGAAATAACAAAGCAAAAACCGACTATGATCCGAGAAAATACTTTCAAATCCGAATATAATACTAAACCATTCAATAAAAATACATTAGCACTTGGATTGGCACATGGATTTTTAGAACCACTAGAATCCACTTCTTTGATGACAACGGTGCACATGCTTAATACTATACAAAATACCTTACCTTCTACTATTTTTGACCGAACTAATCGTGAATCTTATACAGAAGACTTCAATAAACATATCTTGTCTTATATAGAAAATTGTGTTAACATGGTGTATATACACTATTTAACTCCAAGAAATGATACGAATTTTTGGATAAACGTTAAAAAAACAATTCCGGAACAGGTTAGACCTGTACTGCAACTTGTAGAAGAATACAACCTCGCAAATCCAAATATTCTAGATCCAGATCCAGAATTTTATGGTGCGCGTAGTTATTATCCATTTAACATTTATAATATCCTAAAGTGTATGGCGGGCGTTGATAATCTTCAACATGCTATGATGAAAAGAAATCAATGTGTTCCATGTCTGCAAGAAATGGGGAATACAATTGAAAGACATGAAATAATGTGCGAAAAATCAAAAGATCATGATGAATATATTAAACTATTTAAAAAATGAAAATGATATACTTTTAGATGGAGATTGTAAAATCTAAGTCACAAATTTACGTATTAGATAACGTTATATCGGACGAATTATGTCAGATCGTTAAAAAGGTAATAGACAACACAGAAGGTGTTATAGAAAAACATTCCCCGGGATCAAATGTTCAAGCTAAACTTGTAAAATTGTGTGACTTAGAAAATCAAAAATTTGCTCAGTTAATAGACAAAGAAATACATGAAATTGTAGAACGTATAGCTTGTGAAATTATAAATATTAATCCAGTAATAAGTGAAATTAAAGCAGATTCTGGGTACTATTTAAGAAGAATAACCGGAAACACACGTATACATGTAGATACAGTATTTCCATCTTATTCTGAAAGTCTAAAAGAGGCAATTAGTCCAAGAAGTATACGAAAACTGAGTTTAATAATAGCACTTAACGATGATTATGAAGGCGGTGAATTTTTTTTCCCAGATCAAAATGTCCAGGTAAAATTAAAAAGGGGGCAAGCTATATTATTCCCACCATATTGGACACATCCACATAGTACTAATAATTTATACAATAATACAGTACGATATACAATAAATACTTGGCTATGCGAATAAGTTATTTTTACAACTTTGAATGGTAAAAGTAGTAAAAATAACGGAGAGAACGATTTACCCGTTGTGCATCTAGTGCGGTTCGAACGCACGATCTTCTCCTTACTAAAGAGACGCCTTACCACTTGGCCATAGATGCAAAAATCTCCCTCGATCGGGTTCGAACCGATGACTTCTCGATTAACAGTCGAACACTCTAACCAACTGAGTTACAAGGGAATGGGTCCAGCCTACTGGATTCGAACCAGTGACCCACTGATAACAGTGAATATAAACAGTGCCAAATAACGCACTACAGTCAGTTGCTCTTCCAACTGAGCTAAGGCTGGGTAAAAGCTCCTACCTGGGTTTGAACCAGGGTTGTTGGATTCAAAGTCCAAAGTGATGACCACTACACTATAAGAGCTTTTAGTTGAAGTGAGGCTATTATACACCCACTTCATCAATACTATGAGTTTCTTCTTTAAGCTCATTTACATATTTAAATTGATATAGTATTAATGAAAATAATCCCGCAGAAACATTTGTTATTGTCATGGGAATTATGTTATAATGTATGGAGTAGATGAGAGCCAACACACTTGCGATCAAATTTAGGTGTAAGAATGCATAATTTATGGCTTTTGCGTCCCTATGTTTATAGACATGTACAATCTCCGGAATAAACATAAGACATATCAGTATTGAACTGACAAGCCCAGAAATATCTATGAGGTTCATACTTATAAGATATTATTTTCTAATGTTT